TGTGGATTCACGTGGTGGTGTTAAAGAGTTCTCCGCTGATGAAGCCAAACAGATTTTAACCGAGCATCTTCAAGATCATCTTGCGGGTATAGATTCTGGCGACTACGACAAAGATCAGTCTGATGCTGAAGAAGCTAAAGAAGCTATTCAAGACCTAATTAATTGTGCTGAAGATGATCAGCATGAGTTTATCCAAAAATTGAGAGATTGGGATTCTGATTATGCTGGTGGTTTAGATATGGATTGCTGGTGGGAGTGGGATTTTAATGATCATACCTATCGCTATATCTGGTGCTGCTACGCAATTGTTCACGCAATCAAGCTGTATGACGCGCATAAATCTAATGAGGTGCCAGCATGAACACTTACGCTCAATTCTGTGGATGTGGTGCGGCAATGCGTCCGATCCATCACATCGGAAACCAGTCTTTATTCATGTGCCGTGATGGTCATAGCACTAAGGTAACTGACTGCAAGGTGAATGAAGATTTTACCCGTGATTTGTACTTCTCAGACCTGCCAAGCTTCAAGGTTGATTCTGATCTTTCGATTGAAGATAACGTGTTGACCTTTGGTTTGTATCGTCAGATCGGTGAAAACCTGTGGGCAACGGCTGATTGTTCAATGGCTGTATTGCCTCACACGATGACTGAAATGCGCAGCTCGAATGGGGATATGCGATATGCAGAGCCAGTGGATATTGATTCTTGGCTGGTAGTGAAAGATACGCCTGTGACTTTGCTGGATGTTTGGAATTTTGAAGCTGAGGAAGGTCGGGAATTTACGCTCAATGACGAGCAGATTAAAGAATTACAGCGTCTTGTGAATGAGTACGCGGAACAACTATTTGAAGAGGTGGTTTGAGATGGAAAAATTCGAATTAGAAATTGCAGACCAAAACATTGTTGTTGCTGCATTCCGTAAGCCAGGTGGCACCGCTGAATTATTCGAGCGTATTGCTCAAGAAGCGCGCTCACACGTTCCAGATGTAACCACTAAAAAAGGCCGCGATCAGATTGGTTCACTGGCAATGAAGGTGAGCAAATCTAAAACCCTTATTGAGAAGTGCGGAAAGGAATTGGTTGCTGATCAAAAGGCTCAAATCAAGCTTATTGATGACGACCGCATTGCGACTGTTAAGAAGTTTGATGAACTGCGTAATGAAATTCTTGCACCGCGTGATGCTTGGGAACAGACGGAAAAGGATCGCGTGGCGAAGCATGAAAATGCAATTGCTGTGATTCGCATGGTGCCAAGTCTTGCGGAATCCTTGGATGCTGAGTGGACTGCGCAAAATATTAAAGAAGCCATTGAAACACTAGAAAATCGTGTAATTGATTCTTCTTTTGAGGAATACGAACAAGAAGCAAAACTTGCCAAACTTGAAACACTTGAATCTTTACGCACTGCCCTGACCATTCGTGAAAAATACGAAGCCGAACAAGCTGAATTAGAACGCCTTCGCCTTGCTGAACAGGCTCGTTTACAACGTGAACATGAAGATCGTATCGCCCGCGAAGCTGCTGAAAGAGCTACTCGTGAAGCCGAAGAAAAAGCACGTTTTGAAGCTGAGCGTGTGCAACGTGAAAAGGCTGAGGCAGAACAGCGTGAAGCTCGATTGAAAGCTGAAAAAGAAGCTGCTGAATTACGTGCTGTGCAAGCCGCTGAAAATGAACGTAAGCGTATTGAAGCTGAACAGGTTGCTAAAGCTGAGGCTGAACGTAAAGCAGCTGAAGCGCGTGAAGCTGATGTGGCTCACAAAAAGCAAATCTGTAGTGAAGCGCTTAAAGGTCTGACTGATCTTGGCGTGAGTGTTGATCAGGGCAAAGCCATTCTGAATGCAATCAATAAAGGCCTAGTGCCGCACGTTTCGATCAAATTTTAAGGAATAAGAATATGAATGCACCAGTACAGACAAATTTAATTACAGCTCAGATCAGCCAGCTTTCTGCTGTGCTTGGTCTGCACAATGTTGACCCTGCTGAACTTGAGCAAACCTTGATTCAAACGGCATTTAAGTCATCAACACAAATCACACGTGAGCAAATGGGTGCGCTGCTGATTGTTGCAAGCCAGTACAAGTTAAATCCGTGGACCAAAGAAATCTACGCATTCCCAGATAAAAGCAAAGGCATTATCCCTGTGGTTGGTGTGGATGGTTGGTCGCGCATCATTAATAGTAATCCAAACCTGAACGGCATTGAGTTTGTGTTTTCGGAAAATATGGTTCGCATGAATAAAGCTAAGGTTGATTGTCCTGAATGGGTTGATTGCCTTATTTACCGGAAAGATCGTGACCGCCCTACCATTGTTCGTGAATATCTTGATGAGGTTTATCGTGAGCCAATGGGTGCTAATAGTTTTGCCGGACCGTGGCAGTCACACCCGAAGCGGTTCTTACGCCACAAAGCCTTGATTCAGTGTGCACGTTTGGCCTTTGGCTTTGTGGGTATCTATGATCAGGATGAAGCGGAACGAATCAATGAAAGTGGAGCAGTAAAAACCGTTCAGGGTTTTGATGAAACAGCCATGCCGGAAGGCTATCAAGAGTTTGAAAACGAACATTTGGCTAATCTTCAAAATGAAGCACAGTTCGGATCAAGTCGATTGCAAGCAGCCTATGTGGCTCTACCGAAAGGCAACTGCAAGAATTACTTCTGGACCACCCATTCAATCAATTTAAAAGCGGTTGCTGAACTCGCAGACCAAGCCTTATCACGCCAAGGAGAAACCTATGACCATTCTCCAGCGTAGTGAAGATTGGCATGCAGATCGATGCGGCAAAGTGACTGCCAGCCGCATTAAGGATGTGGATGCAAAGCCAATTAAAGGCAAAGCTCACAATGCTTTAACCCTAACTATTCTGACTGAGCGCCTTACTGGCGTTCAGGAGGAAACCAAAACCAATAGCCTGATGCAATGGGGTATTGATCAGGAACCTTATGCAATTGCTGCGTATGAAAATGAAACCGGTAATTTTGTAATTGGCACAGGTCTGATTGATCATCCGGTTATCAAAATGAGCGGTGCCAGTCCTGATGGTTTGGTTGATCAAGACGGGCAATTGGAAGTGAAGTGTCCAAGTTCCCAGACTCACTTAAATACCATCTTGACCAAAGAAGTACCGAGCGAATATGTGCCGCAGATTACTTGGCAATTGGCCTGCACTCGTCGCAAGTGGTGTGACTTTGTGAGTTATGACCCTCGTCTGCCTGAGCATTTGCAACTGGTGGTTATTCGAGTATTTGCAAAGGATTTGGATATTGCGGGTATTGAGCAGTCAGTGATTCGGTTTAATCAAAAAATTGATCAGATCATTTGCGAGCTGAACCCAAAGGAGGCGGCGGCATGAACAAATACAACCGTGTTCACCCACTCATGAGCGAAGCCTTTGTGATTTGGCTGACCTATCTTGGATATAAATGCGTGATTTCCGCTGGCGGTGCACAGTTTTATAACACCGCTACAGGCAAAGGCTTTCCGCGAAACGTAATGATTATGGCGAATGGTCGCTTGAATAAAGCAGCGACTGAGTTGTTTGAAGAATTTAAGAAATATAAACCTTTTGGTGAGGTGGCGTGATGGATATTCAAGATAAAGCGTTTAAGGAATGGTTTGCTCAATATGATAACAATATTGAGTATGCGTCAGAAAAGATTGCATGGGATGCGTGGAAGGAAGCCAAAGCCCAAGCGGTGCCGGAAGGGTTTGTTTTGGTTTCCGCTCAGCAAATGAGCCAATGGGGACACATGGCTAATTGCGCTCAAGAATATGGCTGTCCTGAATGTTATGAAGCAAGAGGGTATGCGCATAGTTTGGCTTGTGAAATTAATGCTTATTTCAATGTAAGTGAAGCACAGGAGCAGAAATAATGCAGATGTATTTTGAAATAACAGATGCAGGATCTGTGGCCAAACTTGATGAAGCTTTAAAGCCAATTAACACTTTTGATTCAAAGTTACACGCCTTGCAGAAAAAATACGGTGCTGACACGCCTTATGTCTTTAACTCGTTGGATCGCGGTCTTGAGTTTAGTTGTTTTTGGTTTGAAAAATATCCACTTCACTTGGACACAGAAAAAGAGTTCAAGGTTTCAAGTGAAAAATACAAAACAGGCTGGGAAATACGTCCGCGCAAAAGTAATAAGAAATTCTATTCTGAATTTATGGAAGGCTTGGAAGGTGTGAATTACAACGGCCTAAAGTCGGTTTTATTTAACAATGAAAAATGCCGACCAAGTATCTCTTACACGAAAAGAGGTAATGCTTATTACATTGATTCGACTGTGAACATTGCTCTGCCACACATGGAGCTAACCGCTTCGCAATATAAAAGCATGATCAGTGAGGGTGAAGCCAATGACTGAAATTCAATTAACCAATGTGCAATTCGCCCAGCTTCAGATCGATAACCTCGTGGCACGCGACAAGCCATATATTGAGACATGGTCTGCCGGTGATGTTGGCTCATTCAATGCGATTTTAAACGCGGTGGATTATGACAATGAGTTCACATACCACATGCGCGGCTGGTCACGTCAACGAGTTAAAAGCGGCACTGGCGGGATTATCACAGTAGATGAGAGTAATGCGGATAAGTTGTATCACCTGTTCACCTGCTATTTGAGCAAGTTACCGAGCGGTGTGGTGATGGCTTTGGGAGAGGTGTCGTGAGAAGTCCTGATCAAATTGGAATTACCTGGGAAGAAAATCAACTCTTAATGCAGCAACTCAAAGAAAAGGCGGCTTTAGAATACCGCCGCCAGCACAATATTTTTGAGGCTGGGGATTGGATTATTATCGATAGTTATAAACCTGAATATCAGTTCTATCAAATAACCAAGGATGATATAGGCAGCCACTGGATTAACTTGGTTGAATTCAGACACGCCACTGATGCAGAAATCAAAGCAGGTAAAAGATTGGAGGTGAATCAATGACAGCAATGGCAAATATGGGTAACTTTATTGTTGCCCTGCCACCTTCAGACATTTGGTTGACAGATGATCAGGCGGCAGAATTTTTAGGATATGGTGGTGTGTATTTCAAATCATCCATTATTTGCTTAAAAGGTTTTCCAAAACCAAGATACATTACAGAAACCACAAAAGGTCGAAGATGGAACCTTAAAAAATTATCTGACTGGCTGAGTGAAAGACCGGAAGATTTAAAAAAAGCAGTAGGCAGACCCCGCAAAATATAGCGGGGTTTTTCTTGATTAAAATATGGATTACGCCAGAATTACGCCAAAGGTATTATAAGTTATTGATTTTATGGGTAGTAGTGGTGCGCTCAGCGGGCACTTTCCGAAATTTGCGGTTTCCTTACTATTCCTTAGTTTTCCTTATTTTTTCTTTAATTTTATAGGTTTAAGTGTAGCTCATTAATTCAATAGTTTAATGTTTCCTTATTATTCCCTATTATTCATTCTATATTGATTACGCCAAATTTACGCCACAACATTTTAAAGGAAAAATTATGGCCACCTTTCGACAAAGGGGTGATGCTTGGCGAGTTGAGATTAGTGTGAATGGTACTCGGGAAAGTGCGACATTCGATACTAAGACTCAGGCTCGCGCATGGGCATCAAAACGTGAAACTGAATTAAGAGAGTTATCACGCGGAAAGCTTCCTGATTATACATTAAATTGTGCAATTGATAGATACATAGAAGAAGTGTGTCCAAAGCACAAAGGCTGTGATGCAGAGATTAAGAGATTCCGAGCATTCCAGAGAAACTTTCCTAAGATTGCCAAAAAGCATATTGCCAAAATTACCACCGATGATTTTGTGGTGTGGCGTGATACCAGACTAAAAACAGTCAAGCCGGCCTCGGTACGACGTGAGGGTAATATCCTGTCAGCTTTGTTTACAGTAGCGCGCACGGAATGGAAGTGGGTTTATGATTCACCCATGAGTGATTTAAAGATGCCGCCACCACCAGCACATCGAGATAGACGCATATCAGAGGATGAGATTTACAGGCTCTGTCTGGCTGCTGAATTCGATGATCATGCACCTGAGAATTTTACACAGCAAATTATGATTGCTTTCCTGTTGGCGATTGAAACTGCAATGCGTGCTGGTGAGATCCGCGGCCTGACTTGGGACCGGGTTTATTTAAAGAATAGATATGTGACTTTGAATGAAACCAAGAATGGAACAAAACGACATGTACCCCTGTCCAAGCGTGCTGTTGAATTGCTTGAGCTTATGAAAGGTGTTGGCAGTCATCAGGTTTTTACAGTGAAAGATTCGAGCTTTGATACACTTTGGAGAAAGTTGCGAGATAAGTGTGAAATTGAAGATTTACATTTTCACGACTCAAGACATGAAGCATGCACAAGACTTGCTCAGAAATTAGAAGTATTGGATTTGGCGCGGATGATTGGTCATAAGGATTTAAGAAGCCTGATGATTTATTACAATGCAACTGCATCAGAGATTGCAAATAGGTTGGATTAAAATGAAAACATGGACCTACTTTTATATAGAGCACACAGTTAAGAATGGAGAGATTTTTAGGAAGGAATCTGGGTGGGGATTGAGGAGTTATTTATTAAAGTAAAAAACAAAGCCCTCATTTGAGGGCATTTATCTATTTTATTAAACAAGTGCTCTTAATTTTAATAAGTGCGCCTTGCGATCCGCAAGACCATTCGTACCGCCATTGATCCGGCGTGTAATGGTCAACAC